TTTAGCTTTTGTTACCGTGGCACGTGTCTGCCCGGGAAGAGCAAGCTGCGGAGACTCATCAACCGCTATCACATCGAAGTTCGGCGATACCATCCGCAACACACCATCATCCCATTTCTGAGAAATTTGCTTCTCGAAATCCGTAGAAGCCTTAAGTGATACATCTCCAAGGATGTCATCACCCTCTATGCGTATATTCTCCATGATGCCAATCGGTAGAATTTCATTATTCGTTCCTCTCCAGGCTCTGCTATGCATCCATAAAATGATTGGATTGCGCTTGTATTGCTCGAAATCAACACCTGAAGTCAGCACTCTTGTACCGTAACAATTCAGGCTACTATTACTTATTCTTACTGTTTTTGCCATAGGCTCTGTTTTAGTAATCCTTTCTAAATGTTGAGCAAACTTACTACGTATGTATCACAGCATCAAAAAAGTGTGTAACGATTCCATGTAAGTATGTAAAGGCTCTGTATTAGTATGTAACGGGTTCCTCGTTTTTTTTTAATGAGATTGTTTTGGAGCAATTTTGTCCTATAAAAGATAAAAATATGGCAAGAAAAGCAGATAACGGAAAGAAGGATCTCGCACGTATATTATATATGTCCGGGCTTGGTCAGGAACAAATCCTGCAAAAGGTACCAGTGTCCAGACAGACCCTCAGCCGCTGGATCAACACAAATGGATGGAATGAGCAGCGTGCTGCGAAAACCATAACGCGTCCGCAACTTATCAATGGCGTGCTTACCTCCATATCCAAAATGATGGAGGAGGCAAACAAACCGGGAAACGAAGAAATGCTTGCCGGATTGGGCGACAAGCTGATTAAAGCAGCTACCGCTATACAAAAGCTGGAAAAAAACTCAAACGTCGTAGATCGAATAGACTCCCTAATTGATTTCGAAAATTGGCTGATGAAGAACCGAGATAACTACCCGGAAATCACATCCGACATGATTGCATCCATCAACAAGCTGCACTCTGATTATCTTAACGCTCAGTTCGGAGGAACCAAAAAATGACCGAAGCGGATAAAAAATCGGCACTTATTCGGTGGCAAGAACATTGCAAACGCGTGCAGAAGCTTACCTCTCAGTTTGCGGCAGAAACCGAAGCCGAACGGAAGAAGAATGTAGCTCATGCCTTAAAAGACTATGAGTACTTCTGTAGCCGATACCTTTCGCATTACTGTATATGCAAGAATGCAAAATTTCACAACGATGCCGCAAGGTACTTAGAGACGCACTCAGAATGTCGAGCGGTGTTCAAATGGCCGCGCGGACACGCAAAGTCCGTACACCTCGACATCGGCATACCTCTTTGGCTGAAATTCAAAGGAGACCTTCATGTAATGGTGCTAGTTGGCAAAAGTGAGGATGCCGCCGATACCCTTCTTGGAGACTTACAAGCAGAATTACAATTCAATAATCGCCTGATATCCGATTTCGGAGAACAGTATAACAGTGGCATGTGGCAAGAAGGCGAATTTGTGACACAAGATGGATGCGCTTTTTTCTCAAGAGGCCGCGGACAGTCACCGCGCGGATTAAGATTCAGAGAAATGCGTCCGGACTACATCGTAATAGATGACCTTGACGACGACGAATTGTGCCGTAACGAAGCACGTGTAAGAGAGCTTGAAAATTGGGTAAAAGAAGCGCTGTTCGGCTGTTTTGGAGGTAAAGATGGACGTTTCATTATGGTCGGAAACTTAATATCCAAGAACAGCGTGTTGCAGAAGATTATCGACTCGCCAACCGTACACACCAGTACTGTTTTTGCCATCGGGAAGGATGGCCTTCCCGCCTGGCCCGAATGCTACACCTTGCAAAAACTCCGTGATAGAGAAAAATTCATGGGGTACCGAAGATTTCAAAAGGAATACATGCACAATCCAATAACGGAAGGTGCCGTTTTTCAACAACGATGGATACAGTGGAAAAAAATGCTTCCGTTACAACGATATGAAAGCATCGTTCTTTACATAGACCCTTCTTTTAAGGCGTCATCTCAGAATGACTACAAAGCTGCAAAAATATGGGCACGCCCAAAGCCTAAACTGAAGACAGCAAGCCACAACGAGCTGCATCACTTGCGTGCTTTTGTTCGCCAGTGCAGCGTGTCCGAGATGGTCAGGTGGGTGTACGACCGCTACGAAGAATTACCGGAAGACGTCACAATGATGATCTATATGGAAGCCAACTTCATGCAAGATACGATACTTGACGAATTCGAACGCGAAGGAAACTTGAGGGGATGGCAATTACCCATCACCCCTGACAAACGCAAGAAGCCGGATAAGTTCGCTCGTATCGAAGCGATAAGTCCCTTGTGGGAGCGCGGATACGTATGGTATAATGAAGATATGAAAGACGACGTAGACATGAAGGTGGGCATAGATCAGACGCTCGCTTTTGAAAAAGGGAGCCGTGCGCATGACGATGCACCCGATGCCGATGAAGGCGCAATCTACAAGTTACAAAAGCAAATCAGAGAAGAAAAATTCATTCCGCTCTTCGGGCGCCGGGGAGCAGCAAAAAATAATTGGTAATATGGAAAAGAAAAGTTTAATGCATCGTATTTTCCACGCACTGGCATGGTTAATAGTGAATATCGACAAAGTAGCATTTTCGTATTTTAAAAAAAGACTGTTTAAATGGCGTTTAAACAGGGCTAAAACGGAAGCACTGAATCGGCAGGCCCAAACCGGAAGAAAACAATTTGTTATTGTGATGAAGAGTAAACCGGTAGTTGTGAGTAAAGCAAACCTTCAAATTCTTATCCGTCGCAGATACTTCAGAAAGGGAACTACCATACAAGACATCGAGAAAAGAGCCTTATTCGTGACAGAAACATTCTCTAAAAGAAAAGCCGTAGGTTTAACCTATGGGCGAACAATGAACCAATATAAACAAGAAGTATGGTAACCTTTATTACACAAGAAGATTATATCATGATTGGCGAATCGGCACTCTCCATTGTCCAAAGTTCCGATTCTCTAAATCGTGAAAACGCAGAGAAAGAAGCTATTGAAGAGGTGTCCGGATACCTCCGACCTCGCTACGACACAAAAGCTATCTTTGCAGCGGTAGGGGATGATCGCAATAAGGTGATCGTTATGCGCTGCTGCGACATTGCTCTTTATCACCTTGTCTCCAGCCGCAATCAGCGACAAGGCATGGAGATACGCAAAGAACGCTATGAGAGAGCTGTAAAGTGGCTAGAAGATGTACAAAAAGGGAGAGTCTCTCCCGACCTTCCTACACCAACGGGACCCGATGGTGAAGAAGATTACTTAAACCCAATCAAGTTCGGATCAGAAAGGAGAAATACGTATGACTGGTAGAAGTAAGATTAAAGTGAACAGCGCAGGAGAATTACCGGTATCGGTAACATCCGGAGATAAGATTGCATTATCCAAACAGAATAGAGCACACAAGCTTGTCGTGGAACTTATGCAACAAACTGAGATGCTCACCAAAAAAGACATCGCGGATTGGCATAATGCCTGGCAAGCAGCCATAAACATTGATTATCCACGCCGGGCAAGACTGTACGATATTTACACGACCGTGGACACCGACTTGCAAGTGACAGGGGCGATTGCTCAACGCAAGAACATGGTACTACGAAAAAGTTTTAAAATAGTCGACAAAAAAACAGGAGAAGAAAAAGAGGATATCTCTGAACTTTTCGAACGCCCATGGTTCAAAAATCTTATAAGCTTAACCCTCGACACGCCATACTGGGGTCACACACTTGTAGAGCTTGGCGATGTCATTGATGTCGCCGGAGTCATGGCTTACGACGGCGTAAAGCTTGTGCCACGCAGACATGTCATGCCGGAGTTTCATTGCATTATCAGGAACCCGTATGATACTCAACTTAGCGGGTTTGATTACCGAGATCCAGCAATGTATAACTACCTTATAGAAATGGGCGGGGACAGAGACCTTGGCCTGTTCCTGAAGCTTGCTGTACAGACTATTCCAAAGAAGAATATGCTCGCTTTTTGGGATCAATTCGGCGAAATTTTCGGTGCGCCTATTAGAATAGGCAAGACAACCAGCCGGGACCAAAAAGAACATGCGCAAATGGAAAAGATGTTGAGTTCCATGGGTGCAGCAGCATGGGGGCTTTTTCCTGAGGGAACCGAAATCGAAATCAAAGAGACGACCAGAGGAGATGCCTTCAATGTGTATGATAAGAGAATTGATAAAGCCGACTCTTATATCAGTAAGGGGATTCTGAATCAAACCATGACAATAGACAACGGATCATCGCTATCTCAGTCTAAGACACATTTAGAAATCTTTAAGCAAGTGGTTGACACCGATGCGGACAATATAAGAGATATGGTTAATTTTCAGCTTCTCCCGCGGATGGTGTTACATGGTTTTCCGGTATCCGGATGCCGGTTTGATTGGGACGAAGGCGTAGAATATACTCCGGAAGAGCAAGTGGATTACGAACGTATGATTGGAGAGCAATACGATGTGGATCCGGAATACTACGTTAAGAAGTACAACGTTCCTATACTTGGTAAAAAAGCCAATCCACAACCGCAACAGCTAAAGAATTTTTTCGACTGAGCCCTGCCGATTACGCAGGGCTGCACG